AGAGAAAGACTAAATTATTTGATATCTGGAGATTTCAATAAAGGTATTCCCCTAGGCAAGGTATCAGTGCTTGCCGGTGAGTCTGGTGCAGGTAAAAGTTACATAGCATCAGGCAACATTATTAAAAATGCACAAGATCAAGGTATATTTGTAATATTAATTGATTCAGAAAACGCACTTGATGAACAATGGTTACAAGCCTTAAAAGTTGACACATCGGAAGAAAAACTTTTGAAATTAAGTTTATCCATGATTGATGACGTTGCAAAGACTGTATCAGAATTCATGAAAGGTTACAAAGAACAACACGCAGACAACAAAGAAGGTGCTCCAAAAGTGCTTTTTGTAATAGATAGTTTAGGTATGTTACTAACACCAACTGATGTTGATCAGTTTGAAAAAGGTGAAATGAAAGGTGACTTGGGTAGAAAGCCTAAGGCTTTGACTGCTCTCGTAAGAAACTGTGTAAACATGTTTGGAAGCTGGAATGTTGGACTGATAGCAACTAACCATACGTATGCATCACAAGATATGTTTGACCCAGATGATAAAATATCAGGTGGACAAGGTTTCATATACGCAAGTTCAATTGTAATTGCAATGAAGAAACTAAAATTAAAAGAGGACGAAAAAGGCAACAAAATATCGGATGTTCGAGGGATAAGAGCAGCATGTAAGGTAATGAAAACAAGATATGCTAAACCATTTGAGTCTGTGCAAGTTAAAATACCATACGATACAGGTATGGATCCATACAGTGGATTAGTAGACTTGTTTGAGAAAAAAGGCATACTAGTTCAAACAGGAAATAGACTAAAATACATTGATTCAGCAGGAAAAGAACACCTAGAGTTCAGAAAAGCCTGGGTTGGAGATAAATTAGATATGCTAATGCAAGATTTTGATAAATTAAGCATAGACCAACCTAAGGAAGAATAATGGTAGAAATGACCCAGGAAGATATTGAACGTTTATGGAACGCAGTTGTTCATTTTATTCCAGAAAAACAAAAGGCTGACGCAGCTATTGATTTTGTTAAATGTTTAGACGACATCGGCGTTGAACACGATGAGATCAAAGCAATTGGTGAATATGATCCAAAATTAGAAGAAGCAGTCAACACAGTTTTTGAGGAATACGAGGACGACGAAGAGGATTATAGCGATCGATATGAAGACAATTAATTGGTACAGCGAAGTAAGTAGAAACCTAGACAAGATTCCAGATTGTATTACACATTTTGATACAGAACTTCAGAATGCCAAAAAAGAAATACGTATATACGGCAATCTCGAAAAAGCGTCAGCAGCACTTCCAGGAGTTGTTGAACAGAGATTCAATCAATTACAACAGATTGAAGCTATCTTAAATTATTTAAACATCGAACTACGTAGAACAAGATCCAAGTCATTTAAAAAATTTTTAGAAAACTACAACAGAGCTTTATCTAGCAGAGACGCAGAAAAATATGTAGATGGTGAGCAAGACGTTGTAGACATGGAAAAAATAATTAATGAATTTGCACTTTTAAGAAATCAGTGGTTAGGTATAACAAAAGGACTAGATCAAAAACAATGGCAGATAACAAATATTGTTAAGTTAAGAGTAGCTGGTATGGAAGATGCCGATATCAGATAGAATTATACTAACGGATGTTGACGGAGTGCTTCTCGAATGGGAACATCACTTTACTGAATGGATGTTACAAAGAAGCTACTATGATGACAAACAGCAACGCATATATCCTTACAAACTTTTGCCGGATAAACAAAATACTTACGAAATGGCCGAAAGATTCGGTTTGTCTGTATTTGAAATAAGAAAAGAAATAAGAGAATTTAACAAAAGTGCATGGATGGGTACACAAAGTCCTATGCCAGAATCACAAACATGGGTAAAATTATTGGCTGCCGAAGGCTGGACATTTATACCAATTACATCTCAAACTTCAGATATACCAGCACAACAATTAAGAAAAAAACGCCTGGGAGAATTGTTTGGCGATCATATTTTTAAAAACTATCATATCCTTGATACGGGACAGGACAAGGATCAAGTATTAGCTGAATTTCATAATACAGGTTTATATTTTATTGAGGATAAACCAAAAAATGCTCTTACTGGACTTGAATATGGTGTGCGTCCTATTTTAATAGACCACCCATATAACCGTGATTTTCAACACCCTGATGTCATACGTGTAAATAATTGGAAACAAATACACGAAATAGTACATGAAGATTTACGTAGGACACGATAGCCGAGAAGATATAGCATACCAGGTGTGCGAACACTCCATAAAACGTAGAGATCCATCAGCGGAAGTGATTCCTTTAAAACAAAAACAGATGCGTGATCAAGGACTTTACACAAGGCCAGTAGATAAACTTGCATCAACTGAATTTACATTTACTAGATTTTTTGTTCCTTATTTGAATGACTTCAAAGGTTGGGCAGTGTTTTGTGACTGTGATTTTTTATGGAAGATTCCTAGTCATGAACTTGTAAAATACTGTGACAATTCAAAAGCTGTAGTGTGTGTGCAACACGACTATACACCTAAAGAAACAACTAAAATGGATGGGCAAGTACAAACAGTGTATCCAAGAAAAAACTGGTCCAGCATGGTTCTTTGGAACTGTGAACATCCAAAAAATAAAATTCTTACTCCCGAACTTTTAAACGAAGAGTCGCCAAAATTTCTACATAGATTTAGTTGGTTAGATGATAACGAAATTGGAACTTTACCTTTAGAGTACAATTGGTTAGTTGGTTGGTACCAAGAACCAAGAGATGGCACTCCAAAAATATTACACTACACTGAAGGTGGCCCATGGTTTGATGGGTATAGAGATTGTGAATATGGCGATGATTGGAAGAAAGAATTAATCAATCTTTTTAGTTCGTAATGATTTGGGACAAATTAAAAAAAGATCATTTTCATAAAACGCCCGTTGAATATTTCCGCACACAAACAATTTTTAGTCAAATAGAATATGAAAAATTGTACGAAAATCAAAACAATTTAGATCATGAACACTGGCAAAATTTAGAATCACAGATATACATGAAATGGACGTACCATCATGACTTATCCACAATTGATAGAAGTTTACCTGTAACATGTTTATGGTTTTTCAAGGATAGAGCAGACAGAAATGCTGGTAATTATATTAAATGCAATGACAAAGTAGTTGTGTATGCGCCAAATACTTTCTTTATAACCAAGTATGCTGAATATCAAATAGTACCAAAAAAAGAGAGTGTGCTGGAGCGACCAACTGTGCAATTACACATGAGTGAAGATCAGTACCAAAAAATAATTAATCGTTTTCAATAAGTTTTTTTAGACAGGCGACATCTGCATTCAGGTGTCGTACTTTTACTTTATGCCATGTTGCCTTATCACGCTCGCCTATGTTTAAATTTGATCTAACCTGAGTTGCCGTGGCATCAAATATTTTTTTTGCTTTGAAAACAACATTTGGCATAAAAAGACATCGGTTAATTTTACGTGCAACTTTTTGTGTATATTCATCAACCCAAAAATGCCAAAAAAAAGGTGGTGCCAAATAGCCAAGGGCATTGATCCAATTTTTATGCACTGCAAAATGTGCGGCACCTAAAGGAGCATCATGCCATAATGTTGGTTGAGTCATTTCGTATTGGCCAGATCCTTTCAGCCTTCCATCACTAGGTACAACCATTAATATTTTTGATTTGTATTGATTAATTTGTTCACTTATTATTGTATCCCAACCTTTAGTTTGACATTGAACGTCATCGCCCATCAACATTACAATATCATTTTTTGCCTTATCTGCCATTTGATTCCAACTTAAACACGTTGATTGATTTGGTCCAACAACATATTGATTGTCCTTCAACAAATCTTTATATTCAGTTAAAGTAGGATCATCTTTATTTAGATAAAATAATATCTCAACTTGTTTGTCAGCTGTTGATTGAGCAGTGTCTACTAACCTAGCAGCCAGCTTTGGACGGCCACGTGATGGGACTGCAAACGATATCATATTAATTTATTTTTCCATGTATCAGGTGTAATATCATTCACTATTTCTAATGGAAGATGATACTGAAACTTTTTTGTGCCACGAATCCGTATATAATCAGCTGTCTTTTTCACGGCTTGTCTCATATTTGTAGAAGTTTTATAACCTAAAAGTTTTCTCGCCTTATCAGAACTACATGTTGCCAACTTAACTTCCTTTGGTCTGTCCTTATGATGTATTGGATCTAAATTTACTCCAGTTTCATTAGCACATGCTTCTGCCAGTTCATTTATTGTAACAGGTTCTTCGTCTGGTCCAATATTAACTACTTCACCTTTTACATTATCTTGAAATGCTAAAGCATTCAAACAATATAAGCAATCATCTATGTAACTAAAACATCTTTTTTGTAGGCCGTCGCCGTATATAATTGGTTGTTTTCCTTGTAGC